GACTATCAAAAACTTTGGCTATGGGCCGCTCAATCCTGATGCACCAGACCCTGGATTCTGGGAAGAAAAGGCTGAGCTTTGGAAGAGTGATGTTGACACAGTAAAGACCGCACGCTGTGGTAACTGTGCCGCCTTCGATCAAACCAAAAAGATCGTTGACTGCATGATCGAGGGGATCAACGAAACAAAAGGTGCTGATCCCTACGATGTCCAGGACTTAGCCAACCTCGGCTACTGCCAACTGTTCAAATTCAAATGTGCAGCATCACGTACATGCGATGCATGGCTGCACGGTGGTCCGATCGTCGACTGCGATTAATCTCGTTGACGCCAGTCAGCTGGCTTGTCGTCGTGAAACCATTCCACGATCTGGTCGACACTGTCGAATCCAGACTTGTGTTGCTGTGGATCAGGGTCGCCAAGATCCATTTGATTGAGGAAGTCATCGAGAGATCCTTCTTTCATCTCAGGATTGTTGGCGACACGACGAGCTCTACGGAGCATTTCGCCTGCTGATCGATTCGCTTTAGCTAATTTGTCCGCCCAAATCATATCTTCAAGCTGAACTTCTTGACGGTCTGATATTCGCTTGCAAATGTATTCCAAACGCAAGCGATATTTTGAAGACAGCATACTGATATCTACACCTTATTTACTTTAGCCCTGTTTAACTAACTTTCATTTTTTATAAAGCCCTCTTCTTCCAACCATTCTCGGGTAAGAGGGGTGGGTGAGTAGTGCTCCCACATCTTCCCAGGGCCTGCACAAACCTCAAGTGCCTTTAGGCTCTTATGTTCTACATACATAGCCCACATCGCTTCGGCTTCGAAAGGCAAGACGTTCTTTGAATACGTTCTCTCCGCACCGCTACGAATCCAATCCGGCACATCTTCTTCTGGTTGAATTAAAGCCGTAAAAGTATTATCCAAGGTACCTGCCATACAATCCTGTGCCGTGTGCCAAGCTTCGTGGCGAATGACCTGGATCATCTTAGTGGGCTGGTCAATATAAAACTTGTTCAAGAAAATATTGTTCTTGCGCACATCGTAAAGACCACGCATCCGGAAGGCAAAGTACCTCTCGTCAGCAAGAAAAAGACCCGCACCCATCTTGTTCAGTGCGGCAATGATCCCGGTCAACTCGGCAGCTGCAACAATGTATTCCGGTCCCAAGTCTTCCCATGTATGCACTGCTGTGACATCCTCGGTGCATTCTTGAAGCATCATGCAGCCGACAGAATCGAAGCTTCGCCAGCTCTTGACTTTATCTTCAGCCAGCACAGGTGATGCAAGTGTGGCAGCCGCAAACACTGAGGCAAGAAATTTTTTCATAGAGCGCAAGCGAAAGAGACTTCAATATCCAGTGCGCATTATGAATGATATAAATCCAGCGACAACCTACCTCATTGAATCGATTCCAAGACGGAACTGACGGTTGATGCGCGTTGGAATGTTTTTTACAATTCGATTCATAGTTCTGCTCGAATCTTCACTGTGTATAGACGCGGGGATACTCATCTGTGGGTAAGTCGTATTACCGAAAACATCTTTTACTCCTAAATCCTCACCGGTGTATGGATCCTTTTTTTGATCAATAAAAGTACCAAGTCTTTGATTAATCACTTCTAATCTGCCCCTACCGATACCGTATGGATACTGCATTGGATCGGCATAAAAAGGATCTTTAGCCGTCCGGCCCAAACCCAACATAGTCCCTACAGCAACTCCTTGCGCATTAGCCTCTTCAATCATTGTTGGAGCGACTTCACTTTCAAACATATGTCTCAGTGTCGACCCTGCAAATCTGTCAGGACTAACTTCGATTGGTCTCTTATCGGCGTCGTAAGGATTACCATATTGGAGAATATTTGCTCTTCTTTGTTTCCCTATAGGAGTCATGGCCTGTGAGTGTGCTAACTCATGAGCAAGAATATAATCCTGCCGGTCCTTTTCCGGACTAATAAATGCTGTTGACGGGTCAGCATAAGTAACAAATCCACCAGTGTCAGGATCGTAGCCTGGATTGTCGCGTGTCAAAGGCACGATCGTAGATTGCCCACCTGTCCTCTGTGACACATAATCAAGAACTTCTTGACCTGCGGGATTTAATTTGAAGTCATCATCAAAGATTTGACCTGCAAGACGTTTCTTTGGCGCCATCTTAGTCTCCTTGTTGCATTTTTCTTTTTTCAGCCTTGCTGACAGCCCTGCGTGCTTTCTTTGCACGTTCTGTGTTCTCTACGAACTGCTCACCTTTACGGCTCTCGCGTTTCTTCTTATCGTCAGTCTTCTTCCGCTCTGCCTTTGACATGGCAGCCCATGCCTTCTCAGGGAGGTAGCGCTCTGTCGATTTCTTGCCGGGTTCGATTGCTTTATCAGCCATGAAAATATTCTAAGCTAAACATATTGTTCGTAACAATGCTCTGGAGTCCTGGCCCTGTACAAGCGTAAAACATACCAACGCACCGAAGCGTTCTCTTTCTTTTGATAAAAAGGATCTTGATTCAGACGCTCTACAGCTGCCCAGTAATGATCACAATCCATACTCCAAGTCGACACTGTACCTAGTTGTAAAGCTAAGAAAACAACTAGGAGAAACTTCATGCAGCCGCGACAGAGAGGGTGACTAATGCAGCAGTACCACCAGACTCAGACACAAAGCGAGGACGCACGAACTTAACGGGACGACCTGAAACACTGAAGACAGAGTGACCATTGGCCGAGATGGTTTGAGGACCAATAATCTGAGCGAAGTTGGTGCCGTCAATGCTTCCGTCGAGCTGAACAACAACATTAGTGTTGATGTTAGTGACAGTAGCAATCAAAGTGTAATCCCTTGTGCTGAGTAGATTATTTTCAGCCACCTGTGTAAGAGTGCCTAGTTGGGGCTGGGCTAATTCAGTATCCGTGCTAAAAACGGTGTCCTTAAATTGATAACTTGCCATCGTAATCCTCAGTTAAAACTATTCTAAATTACCTAGCTGTCGCTATCTTTAGCCTTCTTCAAAGTCTCAAGGATCACACCAAGCTTCTTTGCCTGGTTAGCATGCGTCCGCGAAGCTTTCTCAAGCTCACCAATGATCGCGTCAATTTTTGAGTGTACGTTAGTCATCCTTCTTCTTCTCGTACTCCTTTCGAGTCATCCACTTCTCCTTACCCCAGCGTTTGAGATCTTTTTGTTTTTTACTCTTGCCGCCTTTGTAGCCTCCGCCTTTCTCCTTGTAGGCTTTGGCTAACATCTGGGCTTTACGAGCAGACCACTGACCGGGTTTACCACCTTTAGAACCAGCCATGATGCGGTCTTTGATGCGCTCACGCATCTCAGGCTTGGTATAGCGAGAATCATCTTGTGCCATCTCACTATCATAAATTAAACACACATAAAAAAGCCCGGGCTATTAACCCAGGCTCATTAGTTTCTGTGTGAGTCAGAAGGAATACTTGACTCCCCCTTTGGCACCATAGCCATTTTCTACTGCGGTGATCAGGGACAATTCTCCGTAGATGCTGACAGATTCTGAAACGGCAACAGCACCACCGGCTTTACCAGAGAACTCAAGGCCGCTGTTATCAGCTGCGTCCACAGCAGAATAGGCAGGGCCACCCTGGATGAAATAAGAGGTGGGACCGTTCTCACCTTCCCAGCCGATGTGGAGCTCGTGCACTGACGAGTTGTAGTCAGAACCGGTGTATGACAGGTTGGTTTCCCAGTTCAGGTAAGGGCCTGCGAAAGCAGCGGGGGTAGATGCGGCAAGGGCTGCAGCTGCTGCAAGTAATTTCTTAAACACAGTCTAAAAAAATAGTAAGACATTCAAAAATGTAGCCACACTTAATCAAAATTCATCTGTAGACGATCAAAAAACTGACATTTTTATGAGCAAATCTACTCAGTTTTCAGTGGCGCTAGAGTTTTTAGAAGGAGGAACACAAACATGAACCGATTTATTCCACCTTTTATTGCTTCTTTCCTTACTCTCGGAATGGTTTCACACGCAAAACCTGTGTCAGCACGCTTCGTCTGCGATGCCAAGGATGAACTGATGGCGACTGTGTACAACGATCCTTACTTCTCGGAGCCGCGCAATCACAAAAGTAGAGACCAACTAATCATGAGGATCCTACGCGCAAAAGGCGTGTGCCCAGAAGATGATTAGCTGGCCTTATATTAAATGAAGCGATGAAGGATCAAAATGGCGAAGGAATCTGACCACCAGTCTGATACGGACGATAAGCAAGAGTCCTGTACTTTAAAGTCAGCTGAGGGCGGTGCCGGTTGTTCCAATCAAGACGAGCAATCTCAGCCTGATCCTCTTTGTAATACTGGTTGCCCCTGTAAGTTAACTGAGTCATGAGTGCTCCTTTGAACTGACTCAATCATACGAATTTTGTAGCAATTAATACGGTTTATGTAGTAACACTTAATGTTAATACATAATAAAGATTTGGGGTGCAACCTCACCGATAGCGGTGCCGGCAAGGTTGGTCAGTTTCCAGGTGTGAGAAACAGCAAAAATCACACCTCCCCAGGGCCTGACGCTGTTCTTCTTCGGCCCCAGATGTATAATAGATGTATTAACTTTGTTCTGCATGGACCGTGTTATCAAAAACACAGCCGAAAATTATAGGCACGGTCTGCAGTGATTCCGGTACGCTCTCTATTGTTGATCCGTGCCTTGTCAAAAGTAACAGGCCCGGTAAGGTCAAGTTTCCAAAGTGCAATCTCTACTCTTCGTTCGACACTGAAGTTGGAGACGGAGAGTTTCCAGTCTACGAAGTGAGGGATAGCGACGGTAAACTTAGGTGCATCGTTATAGGTATTGAATGAAATACGTTGATCCAGTCAAGAACCCGAACTTATGGCTGGAGATGACAATCCTCAAAATGATCGAGGAGCGTGAGCCTGAAAATAACCAGGCGTTGACAGCAGCAATCAAGGCGATTGTTCACTGGCTCGAACCTGGTCTAATAGATCAGTTATTCGGTGACTGGATCCAGGTTTACCTAAATCAGCTTGACGAACTAGAAAGCAGTCAAAATAACGTTGATCCGCCGTGTTCTCTAGAACCTTCTGAGGAGTGATCGGCATTATTTTGAAGTGATCTCGGATCGCGTCGTCCGGATAAGGAGGTCTGTGCCAGAAGAACTCCTTCGCATCTTCGTTAGCCGTCCATTCGGGATGGTATCTTCTCCACCAGCTGAACGCATTGAATTGTTTAGCTGGATTACCAGAAGTGCTATCAATAACAAGAACATCGCCAGGGGCAAGGACCCAACGGAGGCGAAGTACTTCCATAAAACCTCGTCGGATCGCTTTGATACCGACCTTTCCATTGAACGCCCCGTCTAACGATCTTCTTCTTTTATTATTGCGTTTCCAGTACCAATCATTTAGTTGCCGTCGCGACTTTCCGATCGCAAAGCCGGTGTTCCATATCCAATAACATGGTCGATATTCGCAGATAGGTTGTAAAAATGTCTTGCAGAGATGATTGCCTACGGCAAATGTAGTGCTTGTAAACTTGCGGCGTGTTCTATATGACATCGTGGAAGAATTACTAGCGATGATCCAAAGAGACCCAGAACTCTGGGAGCTCATGGAGCAGCTCAAGCACCAAGATGAAGAGCCGTCTGATTTTATTTTAAACGTCGCAGGGATGCTCGCAATCGAATTTGAAGATCTACACCGGACAGACCTGAACGACAAGCTCGATGCACTGTTCGGGGGACTGCCTCCTAAGGCTTTCGAGATGGTGCCCCTGTTCCTGCACATTGCTCTTGACATCTTCATGATGCGAGCGATCCCCGCAGACCACAAGGGGGGATGACCCGTGAAATCAGGATTTGTATTCTGCGACTTTGATAATCAAAACGTACTTTGCTATACCGAGGATCGGTCCACGGTGCAACTGCTACCCGTAGAGTCAGCGAAGAATCTTAACAAGGCCATCTGCCTCGGTGATCGAACGGAGATGAAAAATATTCGAGAACGCTTAAGGGCTAGTGACATCATCGACGGCCTCTATATCGTAAACATTGGGACCCTTTACAAGCGCTACTTCTGAATCCAATGCTGAGATATGCATGCGACATTGAGACTAACGGTCTCTTGCACGAACTTGATCGTGTGCATAGCTTGGTCCTAAGAGATCTTGATACAAACGAAGTCATAAGTTGTTCTAATGAAGGTAACTATTTGCCAGTGCAATTTGGCTTGAGTTTGTTAGAACAAGCCGACCTAATTGTTGGCCATAATTTTATTAATTTTGATATGCGAGGGATAGCTAAGGTCTACCCTACATTTAAAATTAAAGAAAATTGTGACATTCACGATACGCTAATTATCAGTCGTGTGTTGTCTCCAGAAATGGAAACTGTCGACGCGCAGAAGTACACTCATATTGAAAGTAAGTACAAAGGTCGGCATTCTTTAGCCGCGTGGGGTGAACGTCTCGGCGTTGAAAAAATAAAATTCACTGAGACGCAGACAAAAAAGGCTGGGCCAAAGGAGAGCGTGTGGGAGAGGTGGTCGGAAGAGATGCAGGTCTACTGCGAACAAGACACATTGGTTACCAAAGTTCTGTATGAGTACTTCCAAACGCAAGACCTAGACCCAAGATGTTTTCAACTAGAGCACGAATTCGCCGCTATCATGACGATGCAGGAGGATTTCGGATTCCCTTTCAATGAAAGAGCTGCGTTCGCGTTGGTCAATACGCTCAAGGCGAGGCGGTCCGAAATTCATGATCAACTTCAAGAAGTTTTTCCGCCAATTGTCGAAGAGCGTGTCTCAGAAAAGACGGGCAAGAAACTCAAGGACCGCGTCGTTCTATTTAATCCCGGTTCGCGTCAACAAACGGCACAACGTTTACGAGAGCGTTACCCTGAAATTAGTTTCTCCCAAACGGAGAAGGGTAATGTCAAGGTGGACGATGAAGTCCTTGAAAAGCTTGGTGCGAAATACCCGGAAGCTAAGCTCCTCGCTGAGTATCAAACGCTCAACAAAAGGCTTGGCCAGATTGCTGAAGGGAAAGAGGCGTGGCTAACACATAGTCGAGTTTTTGACGATAGTCGTATCCACGGTACAGTTATAACTAATGCATGTATCAGCGGGCGTTGCTCACACCGACGTCCCAATATGGCGCAGATTCCGAGTGTTGGTCATCAGTATGGGGCAGAATGTAGAGCTTTATTCGTTGCTCCTGTGGGGTGGCTTTTGTGCGGTTCTGATGCCAGCGGTCTGGAGCTGCGTGCTCTTGGTGCATGGTTAGCACACTTTGATGATGGTGAATACGCAAAGCTCGTTAGCACGGACGGCTTCGACATCCACACCCACAATGCAAAGTTGTTCGGCATTTTTGATGGGCAAGGTGATATTTCAAAGGCGACAAGAGACTTAAGCAAGCGACTAATCTACGCCTTACTTTATGGCGCAGGTTCAAAGAAAGTTGGCAGCGTGATTGACCCAACTTTAAATGAATGGAAACAGGCTGATTTGGGTAAGGAAACTATCAACACCTTCTACAAAAACCTGCCAGCTATCAAACAATTGAAAGACAAAATCGATGAGAGAATCTCAGAGCGAGGTTATCTGACAGGCATTGATGGTCGACATCTACAGATCCGATCGAGACACTCTGCTCTGAACCAGCTCCTGCAATCAACAGGAGCAATTACTGTCAAGAAAGCAACCACAATTCTCTACGATGACCTCAAGGAGTTGGGATTGCGCTGGGGGCAGGATTATGCATTCGTCGCACACGTACACGACGAAATCCAATCACTCGTGAGACCACAATTTGTGGAGGCTTACCAGACCCTGGCAATTGCTTCGTTTAGAAAGTCTGGTGAATACTTCAACCTAAAGTGCCCCATGACCGGTGAGGCCAGGGTTGGGCATAATTGGATGGAGACTCACTAAGCGGAAGGTTTGGTAGGCCAAACAGGATTGGCTGGATCGGTGGTGTTAGCAGGTAGATCCCTCAGCGCCTGCCGATACGTCCTCATCGCAGCGGTCATTGTTACGTCTGTGTTTGCAAAATAGTCAGTTTCGGCAAGCAGCTGATTGCGCTTGGCTCGCAACGCAGCCATTTGCTCTACAGGCAAAACATCACGGGCATAAACCTCTTGTACGGCAATCTCTTCAGCCGTAAAAGGGACAACGGTCGTTTCCCCTGTCTGTACGTCAACAACAATGTGTTTCATGATCAACCCTCATACATAATGTTAATT